TCCCTGCTTTTCGCAATAATCGAGTAACGCCTCGAAGGGGAGTGATCCCCGTTGCTTAAAACCACTAAGCGACTGCTTGGTGATCCCAAGTTCCTTCGCGACCTGGTCGTCGCGTTTAATCCCGATCGTTTTTTGAAAACGATCATATATATCGTTTGTATCCATATTTACTTATTAAACTACTCCGTTTTTTAAAAGAGCCTCCGGCTATGAGCTCCTTCGCTCCTAAGTTTTGGGTGGTGGATGGTAAGACGTCCAGGTTTTTTGCCTTACAGATCCATAAATGATTTCGTCGCTATTCACGTAAATGTTTTGCAAATGGGTAAGTTTGTTAAGGAGGGTTCCCATCTCCTTTATCTTAGGTGGTGGATTTGGACTTTGTGCCAATGGATGGCGAAAAATCGAACCACCAAATAATTTTATATCCATTTTAATTTTTTTCTTGACTGAGTATTGATTATCATTACCATGTCAATCAGATCAACACTCGATCTGTTAAACAGTTAAACAGTAATGAATGCCACGATGCAAAGTCAAGATTTAATCGAGAGCCCAGAAGCAGCTAGGATCCTTGGCATTACAGTGGATCAGCTTCGAAGGCGTGTGAAGAATGGGAAAGTGATTCCCATTATTAGAAAGAGAAATATTTTACTCTTTTCCAGGAAGGAACTGAGTGACTCCATTTCAAAAGAGAATCCTTGAACTAGGGTTCACTCACCGGGAGTTTGCGAGACAGCTGGGACAGCCTAGGTCAACAGTTTCGGCGTGGATCAACGGAGCCAGGAAGATTCCGAAGCTCTTTGTCCGAAACTTCGCGCTGTTGCTCGATATTCCGGTCAGGGAAGTCTGGGATTGGAACAAAAGTTTTGGCGAGAATGTTTCTCGTCGCGAGCACATGGAGCTCGCCAGGAAATCGGCACACCGCCGGTTTGCGAAGGTGACCAGGAAGGACATTGATGATGCTGTTAATCAGTATCTGGCTGCCGGCGGTACGATTAAAAAAATAGAGGATGGTCCGGACAAGACCAGCATTGAAAAACTTATCGACGACATTGGAAGTCTATCACGATGAAGCACTACTCTAATTCAGCCCTCAGTAAACGAGTCGATTGCGGTCAAGCCTTTAAATATAAGTATATCGATCAGCAGCATGAGAAGACGAAACCTTCTCTGATCTTCGGATCCGCATTCGATGCAGCGATCAACGCCGTTCATTACAACATGATGAACAAGGATCTTCCCCAGCTGCATTACGACCAGGTCATTCTCAATTATTTTAACCAGGAGAAAAATCTCCTGGAACATGAGCTCGACAAGGAAGAGTGGGATGCCCTCGAGGACATGATTCTCAACATGATCGATCACCAGGTCATGCTCGAATTTGAAGAGATCATCGACTACGTTCCAAAGGAGATCCAGAAGAAGATCACGCTGAAGATTCACGGGCTTGCGATGCCGGTGATCGGCTACCCGGATTTGATTGCAGAACGAAAGGAGCCGGCATTCCAGGAACCAGGCCAGGAGGTTTTGATCATCGATGGAAAAACTTCAGGTCGAAAGATCAGCCAGGTTTCCCACGGCTACAAGCAGCAGCTGTCCACCTACGTCCTCGCGATCATGCGTGAGAAGGGATTGAAGAACATTCCTTCCGCGGAGCTCCGAGTCCTCGTCAAAACCAAAAAACCTTACTGGCAAGTCATCCCGGTTCATCTGACCGCTGACGACCTGGGGCTCGCCATCGAAGCCTACCGGGAGCATGAACTTGCGATCGCTGCCAACTGGTTTCCTTTAAATCGCGGATCGGTGTTTTGTTCGAAGAAAAATTGTCGTTTCTATGAACAATGCCATGACGAACATCGATCCGATCTTCATGAAATTCTTTCCCAAGTGAGTTATGCGTGAAAAAGATCTGATTCAAATCATCACCAGCTTCGAAGATCGGCTTCGAGATCAGACCAACATCAATACGATGCTGATCGACAAGCTTGATCTGTTTTCCAGAACGATCCTCATGGTCTTAGAAACCCAGAATCGAATGATCGATATTATCCCGGAATGGATCGACCGGGCCGAAAAGGGGAATCCCATTTCCGATTCTGAGTTGAAGGACATCAATAAATACACGGAGCAACTGCTCAAGAAAGTGAACTGATGAATGATCTTATAAGTCAAAACCCTGAAATGGAACAATTGATTGAAGCCGTGTTTCAGATCAAAGACCAGCTTCAAGGTGATTATTATGAAGAAGATGACATTCAAAACATCACTGAATGTATCCAAAAATTTACTGCGGTTTATGAATCTCAAACAGAAACAATGAATGAGCACTTGGAAAAAATAACGAAGGTGTTGGCTGACATCTCTGCACAGATTTACAACTTACAATAAAAACGATATGAGCCTAAAAGATATTGTCATCACAAAGCCGGATTTCGAAACCTACCGAATGATTATCTACGGAGTCGGAGGGATCGGAAAATCCACGCTCGCCAGCAAATCAGAGAAACCGATCTTTCTCGACATCGAAGGAGGCCTCAGCTGCATCGAGGTTCCGAGCATTCCATTGATGAATGTCAATCCTCCGGAGGCCTATGAGAAGTTCATTCAAACTCTCGCGATGCTTTACGAAGAGGATCATGACTACAAAACCCTGGTCATTGATTCTTTGGATTGGCTAGAAAGGATTGTTCACGCCCACACATGCAAAACCAAACGGATCGACGACATCGCGACCCTCGATTTCGGTCGAGGCTACGTTGCTGCTTTAGGCTTCATGGAGCAGATTATCAACAAGCTTGAGAAGCTTCGATCGAAGAAAAAGATGAATATGATCCTGCTCAGTCATGCAGCCCAGGTGAAGGTGGACAACCCTGGTGAAGAAGAGCGGATGAAATGGAATTTACAGCTGCACCACAAATCGACCGCAAAGTTCTTTCAGTGGTCAGATCTATGCCTGTTTGCCAATTACGAGGTTCGGACAACGAAAGAGACCGGATCCTTCGGTAAGCAGCGCATCATCGCTCATGGATCCGAGCGGATTCTCTTTACAAGAGATCACGCGAACCATGCAGCGAAAAACCGCCTGGGTCTCCCCGATCCGATGGAAATGGATTGGGAGCTCATCCAGGAATTCATTAATAACGCTAAGAAGAAAGGGAAATAAATGGGATTTTTCGACCCTGGAGAGACATTTGATACGGCTTACGGCGACATCCCGGAAGGGGAATATCCAGCCGTTTTGAATAGTTGGAATTGGAAAGCAACCAAGGCGACCGATGAAACTACCGGGAAGCCGAAAGGGCATTACCTCGAGCTCGAATTCATCATCGTCGATCATATCTTGATGAATCGAAAACATTGGGAACGCCTGAACCTGGACAACCCAAACGAGAAAGCTGTCGGCATTGCCAGGGAGCTTTTAAACAAGTTCTTGAAGGCATTGCCCTGGACGGATCCGATCGGAAACGAAGAAGAGCTTTTTAAGGCAATGGGAGACATCCAAGGCAAAAAGATCAATATGGTGATCAAGCATCGCAAGAAACAAGATGGTGAAAAGGAAGTTCAAATAAAAAACTTTAAAGAGTATGAACGACCCAGTAACAGTCCACCATCAGATGAAATCCCATTCTGATTTTCTTCGCGCCCAGCCGGCGGTGGCGCGGTTCCCAATAACACCGGCTGTTATAATCCATATATTCCTTAACCGGCTCTTTCTCATATGGGGAGCCGGCGAGGAAATTGGACGCTTCTCCTCTTTGCAACGGCCTCAATCTTGGGGCCGTTTCTGCTTATGAAATGGAATCATTCAGTACCTTGGGAGATCATGATCGATTGTCCCTGGCCTCCCTCGATCAATCGTTACTGGCGAGCCTGGAATAATCGCATGGTCGTATCGACCGAGGGCAAGGAATACAAGGCTCACATGAAGAAACATCTGCTTTCGCAGCTGGATGTCAGAGATCTTCCGTTATTCCCAAAACCAACCAAGCTTCAATGCAGCATAAAAGCATATCCTCCGGATCGTCGAGGCCGAGACCTGGACAACATCCAGAAAGTCCTCCTGGACTGCTTCTCGAAGATTATCTGGGAGGACGATGTCCAAGTTCACGCGATTCATGCAGAAAAGATCTATGACTATCGAAACAAGGATAAAGGTTACTGCGAGGTAGCCATCAAGGAGATGGAATGAAAAAAGACATCCCGATCCCAGCCGAGATTTTTTACGACAAACGGCTTGGTCATTCTGAGCGGATCCTTCTCATCACGCTCTTTTCCTATTCGAATCCAAAGACGAAGATCGCGAAGCCGTCACTTAAAGGCCTCGCTCTTCGAGCAGGATTCAAGTCAGTCTCAACAGTCAAAACAGTACTGTTGAATCTGAAAAAAACAGAGTGGATCCAGGTCACAGAAAAGAAGGGATCTGCGAATATTTACAAGCTATCAACCCAGCCAGTTTTTGGGGGGGCTTTAGAAGAAGGAGCACTACCTAGCACTACCTTTACCCTCTCTAAACTAAACCCAACACTACCTAACACACACACACAAAGTAGAGCAGAGCATGCAAGTAGAGAATCAGCATTCCAATATCCAGGCCA